CACAGATAAATTAAAAGATGATATTGACCCTGATACTAATTTACCGATTGAGGAAACGTAATTGTCAGTTATTCAACCTACTAATGCCACATTAAGACAATGTACGATTAATGGCATACCATTCATTGCGTTTGATGGTACAAATCTTCAAGTGAACTTTCACGTTAAAGAATTTAGGATATTTGAAGATATTTGTAAATTTTATTTTACAGGTCAATTAGTTATTGAAACGATGCAGAATTCGTATGAAGGGTTAATTGGACCAACAATTCCAGTTACCATTTCATTTGAAGCACCAAGATCAGATGGTGGCCCAACAAAAGTTTATACTGAATCATTTAGAATTTATTCATATGATTCAACCCCAATATCAGGTGGTACTGATGCTAGAATTGAACATACACTTCAATTAATAGGTCAAGAATTTTATAATGATAGACATAATACAGTGATGCAGGGATTTAAACAAATACCAGGTACATCTGCTGCGAAACAGATACATGATCAATATATTAACGTTCGTGGTTCGACTAGAGTTCTTACATCAACTGGATTAATTGGTTCGCAAGAAGTACCACATCAAGCATTGAATGTAAAACCTGTAAAAGCGATACATGATATATTAGATAGAGTTGTTTATGCGTCTGAAAAGACTGGTGCCCCTGTTTATTTTAGAAATAAACCTGGTTATGTGATGTCACCACTTAAAACATTAATTGAAACTGCTGCTGTAACTGAATCATTTCAACATATTCTTGCACCTAATTTATTAGATACAATGCAAGGATATAATAATGTTATTCATATGAGACCATTAGCACCACCAGGTGAAGCACAAGCACAAGCAGCTAGTGCTATTGCTAATTTAGTTGCATCAAAACAATTTTTGGATAATAAAACTGGAAATATACAAACAATTAATGCAGTAAGCGCTAGTAGTTATATTAAAGGACCTAATGCGGCTAGAATTAAGGAAATGTTAGCTGATTCAAGTCGTGGTGGTCTATTTGGTGGTAGAAATTTATTTCACATAATCAATGATTTTATGCAAAATAGATCGATTGCAAAAACAGGACCTGGTGGATATAAACAGGCTGAAGAAGCGTTTTTGACTGCATTAACTTATGCACAAAAATACTGGGTATCAGTTCCATTACAGACTGGTGTAAATGTGACTTGTGGTGATAGGATTCGAGTTACATTTCCAATTCCCAATCCAAATGCAGGACCTAATGATAAAGAAAAGATGAAGAATGTTACAAGAACATTTTTTATACCTAGATTAATTCATGAGATTAAATTCACGCAAGGTAAAGAGCGAACAGTTATATCGAATAAAGGTTCGACTGATTTTTATTGTCTTTTATGGGGTTAAAAGTTAATGGATAAACGAGATTTTCTTTATAATCCATCGGATGAAAATGCGAGTACACCAGGAGGCAGATTTTATGGTTATATCATTGATGTAAAGGATCCCAAAAAACAAGGTCGAGTTTTGGTTCAACCAATTGGAGGCGGTGAAGGCTTTAAAGGTGCGGGTGAATGTCAATGGGTTACAGTGAATATGACTCATGGTGGGAGAAAAGGTGGTGCTATTGGTATGTCTCCGCCTTCAGCAGGTTTAGTTCCATCGGATGTAGTTACATTATCAACTCTTGGGCAACAAACATGGGAAGTTACAGGTGTTGTAAGTAAAGTTGATGAAAATGATCAAACAGGTGATATTCATCCTCATGCCAAAGAAAAACAAACTAAGTTTACCAATGAAAATCATAATTCTAATCCAGGAGAACCAGGTTATACATTAACCTCATATTTAGAGGAATGGGTTAAAGAAGCTAAAGAAAATTTTTTCGGTCAATTTGGAAAATCAAGAAGATGGTTAAATGCTCAAATACCAGCAGCTAATAGATTAGGAGATTGGGTTCAAGGTGTTTTAAGAGGACAAATACCATCTGATTTTTCATTCAGAAAAACTACTAGAAATAAAAATAAAGCACAGGGAATGGAACAGTATAAAGGCATTCTTGATGATGCTACTCGTTTCATGCAACAAGTGCAAATGCCACCAATCTTTTCATCCTCATTTTCAATGATCCAAAATCTTCAAAATACTGCTAGATCAGGTCAAAATATCAATCATTTTTTATCAGTTGGTGGTGCTCAAAATGTTACAACTGCTATTCAACAAGCATCATCATACTTTTCTCAAATAAATAAAGAGAATGAAGAAAACGAAAAGGATCCAATAAAGGCATATTTGTATAAATTGTATCGTGAGGAAACAGGAAAAGAACCACTTGATGAAAATGGTAATGAAACAGAAGATTATAAAGCATGGGAAATAGAATATTATCTTAAAGAACAATATATTGAAGAAACTGGTTTAGAACCATTAAATGAAAATGGCAAACCAACATCTGAATATTTAGAATGGAAACTTAATCAAGGACTTGTATCATAATGGCACCAGTTAAACCATATCAAAAAGAATCACGTGAACCTAGAGAAAGACCAGAACAATCTCCACATCCTTTATCAACAGTCGAACGAACCGTTGGTGGTCATACATGGATAACTGAAAATGAAAAAGGCAAGGAAAGTAGAACTTATATCCATCCTTCAGGAACATATTCAACTATTCATCCAGATGGTACTAAAACTGAGTTCGTACAAGGTAAAACAGTTATGTATCATAAAAGTGGTTTGACTATTAGTTCAGATGAGAACTTTGATTTAAAAGTATCTGGGCATGGCTCGATTCAGGTTGAAGGTGGTGTACATTTAGAAGTAAAAGGCAATGCTTCTGTTGCAGTTGCAGGTGATGCAGTTATGGCTGTGGCTAAGAATTTTGGTGTTAGAGCAGAAAATATTTATATGGGTGCAACTGGTAACTTTAATATGAATGTAGGTGGTGATTTTAAGGCAGATATTACTGGAAAATCAACAGTTATTTCAGATGGTAATATGACATTGGGAACAAAAGGAGATATGGTTAGAGCTGCGGATGGTAATATGTCAGACAAAGCAGCTAGAGTAGATCACAATTCTTCAGGATCTCAAACAGGATCACAAGTTGTTACTGCAAATAGAAATACATCTGGACCACCAACAACATAGGAAGATTAAATGCCTGGAGCACATAGAGATACAGACCTAAGATTTTGTGGTGCAGAAACAGTAGTTGTTAATCAATCAACTGTTTATGTTAATGATTTATTATGGGGTGTTGATGGAGATCCAAATAGTCATGGTGGTGGCAATTTAATACCTGTATATGGTTCCAAAGATGTATATGTAGAAGATAAATTAATAATTGTAGCAATCGGTGATATTGCAGCACCTGATTTAAGATTTCATCCTACTGGTGCTACAAATCCAAGTCAAAGTTCCCAAGATGTTTTTGCATACGAATAATAAAAGGTAATAAATGTCAAGAGCAGATAAAGAAACACTCGAACGTAAAAAAACAGAACTCTATTCAGATTTCTTAACTAATTTCGACGTAAACCCAGTCACAGGCTTCTTGGCACGAACCACTAACGAAGAAGCAGTAAAACAAGCACTCAAAAATTTAATGCTCACTTCAACAGGTGAACGATTCTACGATACTAGAAAAGGCTCAAAAATAAGAAATAGCCTCTTCGAACCAATGGGAATTAGTGATCTCGAAATCGTAAAACTACAAGCACAAGAAACTATCCGCGCATACGAACCAAGAGCAAATCTGCTAGATATCAGACTAGATGACTCAATCGATCTTAATTCATACGCTCTAACATTTGTTTTTTCTATTATAAATATCCAAAACCCACTTGAACTTACAATCAATATTAAAAGAGTTAGATAACAAAAATGGCGGCAAACAATTCGCTCAATCTTATTGATCTTGATTTCGATACGCTGAAAACATCACTGAAAACATATCTTCAAGGTCAAGCCCAATTCAAAGATTATGACTTTGAAGGGTCTAACCTGTCAGTACTTCTCGATCTCCTGAGTTATAATACATCCAAAAATGCTTTCTACCTAAATATGGTATTATCAGAAGCATTCATGGATTCCGCACAACTTCGTAGTTCTATTGTTTCACACGCCAAAGAACTTAATTATACACCAACATACAGAAAATCAGCCAAAGCTACAATCACAGTAGATTTTTCAGTCGCACCAGAAGCGGCAGGCTCAATATATACAATCCCAAAAGGTTCACTATTTTCAACTCTAGTAAAAAGCACTTCATACGCTTTTTCAATGCCTGAAACATTAACTATTACTTCAGCAACCGCAAATTATACTTTTACGACTGATATTTATGAAGGCTTTTATGTAAAGGATACATATCTATTTCTTGATAATGAAGAAAATCAAAGTTTCAAAATAACAAATAAAAATATTGATACTGATTCGATAACAGTAGCCGTTTATGAAGATAGTTCTGAAATCCCATCAATTTATACATTAACACAAACATTGCTTGGTATTGATAATGATTCAGAAGTATATTTTCTACAAGGAACTGGCAATGGATATTATGAAATTTTATTCGGCGATGGTGTATTTGGTAAAAAACCAAAAATTAATTCAACTATTGTAATTGATTATAGAACTTCTTCTGGCACTGGACCAAATGGTGCCTCTGGATTTTCATTAGATTTTGATCCTACAGGTGTAGGTGAAATGGTGGATTATACTGTTACTACAGTTGAAAATGCTTCTGGTGGTGGTTTAGAACAAACAGTTGAATCCATTAGAAAACTAGCACCAAGATATTTTGCTACACAGCAACGTGCAGTATCATCGGATGATTATTCAGCCCTAGTTCTTTCTAATTTTTCTGGAACTATTTCAGACGTAGCAGTATATGGCGGTGAAACACTCGAACCAAAACAATATGGAAGAGTGGCACTTGCATTAAAACCAACAAATACAGATATTGCACCAGATTATCTCAAATCAGAAGTATCTTCTTTCCTCAGAAAATATATCGCTATTCCAAATAGAGTAATTATCACTGATCCAGATTATTTCTATTGTAGAGTGGATACAACAGTTCAATATGATAAAACATTAACAAATAAAAAACCAAGTGAATTAAGATCACTTGTTCTTGATACAATAACTACCTATAGTGATACGAACTTAGAATTATTTGATGCTGATTTCAGATATAGTAGATTTGTTAATTCAATCGATAATACTGATGGTAGTATTACGAGTAATGATACAACAGTTTATATGATTAAACGCTTAATACCAACCATCAATACACCTTATTTTAACACAATTGATTTTAATAATGAATTACATCCACCACGTGGAAGTTTATTTACTGAACCTGTTATTTCATCAACACTTTTCACATATAGAGATGATGCTTCAGTTGATTATCCCAATTCATATCTCAGAGATAATGGTCAAGGTTTATTAAATGTTGTAAGTGTAATAAATGGTCAATTAACTACTATTGCTACAGTTGGTGAAATAGATCATGCAAATGGTACATTAGCTATTAATGGTTTACGTGTGTCTAGTTATTCTGGTTATATTTCATTATACGCATTTTTGAGAAGTAAAGATATTATTATTTCAAAAAACAAAATTTTGAACATTGAGCCATCGGATGTTACAATATCAGTTATCGAGACATTGGAATAATGGATACTGGAATAGAACAAAAAATAAGCAATCTTATTAAGACTCAATTTCCTGCATTCTATAGGGATGAAGGTCCAACTTTTATTGAGTTCGTAAGAGCTTATTATGCTTGGCTTGAAGAAGAAAATAATGCTATCAATAAAGCAAGAAATATCCTTGTTTATCGTGATATTGATAAAACACCAGAAGAATTTCTCCTATACTTTCAAAAAAAATATCTATATGGCATCCCATTCGACGTAATTATTAACAAACGCTTATTGCTAAAGCGTGTTCTTGATGCTTATAGATCAAAAAGTTCTTTACAATGCTATAAATTATTATTTCGCCTAATTTATAATCAGGATATGGAATTATATCTACCTGGTGTAGATATTCTTAAGGCTTCAGATGGGACGTGGAAAGAACTTAAATATCTTGAAGTAAATAATGTTGATGGTTTAGGTGCTTTGGTAGGTGCAAAAATTTATGGTGTTCAAAGTAAATCAACTGCCATTGTAGAAAGTTTTATTACAGAACCTATTGATAATAATATTATTGGTACATTGTATATTTCTAATATTAATCCACGTGGTGGTGATTTTATTAAAGGTGAAAAATTAGTTGATTATTCATTCATTGGTACAGATCAATATATTGAAAAAGTAAATAGTGGACCTATTGTAATGGGTTCATTATCATCTATTAGGATACTTGATGGCAGTCAGGGTTATTCAGTTGGTGATGTATTAAAAGTAGTAAAACGTGATTTAACTACCAATGAAATATTATCATCTGGTATAAATGGTTTAGTAAGAGTTACTAATACCACTATTGGTAGTGGAACAATTTCATTTAGTGTCATTGATGGTGGTTTTGGTTATTCAGATGATTCATTAACTTTTCTTTATAACAATCCATTGGATACAACTGGACAAAATGCAACATTTGAAGTAGGTCAATTATCAAATCAAAAAACTATATCTTATAATACTGATTTAATTGCTAATTATTTAGATGAAATATTAGCTAATACCTTTACATTTCCAGCTAATACATCATCTGATTTAACTTCAGTTATTAGTGATTCATTATCATATAGTTCTAAACTATTTGGATCAATACAAACACTTGATAATATCAACATTGGTTCTGATTATACAGGACCGCCAGATACATTTGTTAAAGAACCTTTATTATCATTGCCAATGGATGGTGATGTATCTTATTCAAGCGGTAATAATATTATTCTTGGCACAAATACTACTTTTACAAGTTTCCTAAGTAATAATGATACTATTTTTGTTCAAGCTAATTCATCTAATTCTGATACAATAGAATATCATATTATTAAAGAAGTTGCAAATGATACAAGTATTGAGGTTTATGGAACATTTGAATATGATTCGACTGCATCAGCAGAATATAGAATTGCACCTGAGATATTATCAGCTAATTATGATTCAATAGATCCTATTTTCAGTCCATATGAATTAGCAATAGCTAATGTAGATGCAAATCCAGTATTTGGTAATGGTGTTGTATCTGAAGTAAGAGCACTCAATTCTGGCAAATCATATCTTGAAGGTGAAGTATTAGAATTAAGAAGAACTGGTGGTATAACAGTACCAACAATCGAAAATTCTGGAACTAATTATACAAATGGTGATATATTAATTTTTTATGGTGGTGATCCAATCGCATATCCAGAAGATCATCGCCTGAACC